ACGCCCGGTCTCAACTTGATCTCGTCGTAGTATTTACTCTTTGTTTCCTCTAAAAAGCCTTTGGCTTTTGCAACTTCTTCTTTAAACGCAATTTTCTTTTTGCGTATATCTCTTGGTTCGTCTAGATCTTCGTCAAATGAAAAATCTTCTAGCAAGAGATCAATATCTTCACCTTCTAAATAAGGTTTATTTTTTTTGTAATACTCTTTTAGTAGTGTTTTGTCATCTATTTTAGAGTAATCAGTATTAAGTCTAGTGTAATCCTCTATACTTCCACCAGTTTCCTCCATAAATGAAACTAACTTTTCAATGTTTTCTGGTAATGGCTTACCTAAAACCTTCTCGTCTCTAATAGCCTCTTTAACTTCAGCTTCAACTTTTTTAACTTCAGTTTCTTCTACTTCTTTGATTGGAGAAAACCCTTCAGTAGTCTCGTTGGACTCTTGTACAGGTTCTCCCACCTTTGTGCTATCTCCGGATGGTTCGCCCACAGGTACTTTCTTTGTTTCTCCGATTTGAATGGCATCTTCTTCTTTGTTTATTTCTACCTTAGTAATGTTATCTGGTACTTCTACTAAAGGTTCTTTTGGATTAACATTTACTTTTGTAATGTTATCTTTTGTTTCTACTAGTTTTTTAGGCGTAGTTTTCTTTTTTAATTTAAACTCACCTTCCTGTTTAACAGGTTCATTTGTTTTTACTTCTTCTGACATAATATAATATAATTAAATAATTAATAATACAGTTTAACTAACTGTGGGAAAAGGCTGTAGACTATCTTCTGTTTCAAAATCAATAGGTCCTGTGCCGTTGTTTCTTTGAGAAATCATTTCGCTCTGTTGAGTTGCTTGAATTTTTGTTCTTTTATCTTTTCTGTTTTCTATTCTATCTTCTTTTGCTTCCATAGTCTTCACGTCCATCTGCTTCAACTGCATATCATACTGAAACTGTTGTTGTAGCTTTTGTTGCTCTATTCCAGCTGCAATTTGCATGCGTTCAATTTCCATTTGACTCTTAGCTTGTTCATATTGAACATTAGCACCTGATATAGCTTCTTGTTTCTGAACTTCTGCCATAGCAGTTTTTTCTGCTGTTTCCGCTTGAGCTTGCGCTTGAGCCTGTATATTAGCTTGCTGAGACTGTTGGTCTTGTAGCATTTTTTGCTTACGTTTTATTTTAAGCATTTGATTTGCTAACTTAAGGTTTTTAATTTGTCTTAAGTCTATAGCATCTTCAAGATCTATACCACCGCTTTGTAAAGCTACTTGTATATTTTCTTCTAATTTAGCTTGCTCTTCTTCATCTGGCTCTAGCTCTAAGAATATACCAAAGTCATGAAGATTTAAATTATTAACCTCTTGCAAGGTTTGAACATTGTATGTTGATATAGAATTTTCTAAAGCTTGTCTTGTTAATGGAAACTCTAAGGCATCTGAAACTTTTAATGCAATATTCTCTGCTATCTTTAAAGTTAAATACAAACTAGACTGCTTAATATGTCTAGTTGCTACGTTAGATGCGTTAGCTGCTATTTTTTGTAAACCAACAAGTGTTTGTTTGTCAGGCGTGCTGCCGTCTCTAGCTTCATTTAATCCGGTTACGTCACGTATCATTTGTAAATAGTACTGATAAGTAGTTATTAAGCTTTGTATTTTTGCTTGACCATTAGAACTATTTAATTCTTGTATAGGTACTTTACCGTGATTAAACTCACCATCTTGTGTCATTGATCTACCTACAATAGAACCAGTTTGAAAATACATATTAAGCGCTTCGGCAGGATTATAATTTGTACCATTGCCTAAATCAACTTCTGCTAAACCGTCCATATCTAAATAAACACCATCTGGCACCATACGGGATAAAACTTGCTGAAGCTTTAAATGAGTTAGTTGTATTATATCAGCAAAGCCTACACATTTACTAACTAAAGATTCTATTTTACCTTTATATATTCTAGGCGCACAAATAGCGTAATTCATTTCTACTTTTGTAGTATCAGCATAAGGTCTAGACATGTTTTCAGCTAACTCCCATTTTAAAAGAGTATTTGTTCCTAGAACTTTAGCTCCGCTGTATAAAACCTCTATAGATCTTGAAACTCTTTCAAAGTTATCATTTTCAGGCGGATTAAAACTATCGTCTTTTTCAATAGCCTTCATTAAACCTTGGTCTGTTTGTTTTATTTTAAATACTTGATTATGGTAAGTTTTATAATCAAAATACAGAACTTGAACTGTGTTCTCATCATAATCACCCCAACCAGTAACATAAGATTTGTTACCAGGCATAGCTTGTATTCTTTTTAATTCATCTTCACTGATGTCCGGAAACTCTTTTTTTAATTCTGGTATCGTTATAGCTTTTAATTCACCTACATAATATATATCTTCAAAGTTTGGATCTTCTGTATAGGAGTGAACAATGTAAGCAGGGTCAACGTAATCTACAGTAACTCCGTTAGCTGTATTAAAATTTGTTTTAGCCGCAGCAATACCACAGACTGTTAAATCCATGTTTAATCTACGCCTTACTAAGTCATATTTATTTTGAGCTAATATAGAAGATATAGCTTCTTCTTCTGCTATTTCTACTGATTGCTTATAGCTTAATTGCATGTGAAGCTCTAATTGCTCAGCTGTTTCTGGAATTACTTTTTTATTAGGAGATTGATATAAGTCAATTCCTAATGTGTTTTTTAAATTATCAAGATATTCTCTAGCGAGCATATCTTCTTGAAGCTTAGAAGCATATTCAGTTCTTTTTTTTATAGACTCTGGATCTTGAGAATATGCTTTTATATCGTAACTTTTAGAAGAAATACCATTAACAACAATGTCAACAAATTTTGATAAAATAGGAACTGGCTTCCAGTCTAAATTAAGATAAGACAAATCACCATTAATAGACAACTCATCTTTATATTTTTGTATGCTTTGTTCACCTCTTGCGTATTGACGAAGCTGGTGGTAATTATTCCAATTAGTTAAATATCTATTGCCACTAGTTCTGCCTCGACCAAACCACTCTTGTTCTATTGCTTGTGCAACTTGAGATCCGTACTCCCAACTTGCTTTTTCAGCAGTGCTTACAACTTGGCTAGGAAAAGCGCTATTAGTGTTAGTGTATATATTCATTTAAATAATTTTTGATGTAATTCCTTTATTATCGTATTTTTTAAAACCTAAGTCTACGGATTTTAATTCTCTTTTAGCTTGAGGTAAATACCTATGCTTGTTGCAAGCCATTAAAGCTAAACCCGTGCTAATAGAAGCATCATGTTTAGTTCTATTATTTATATTAAATGTAGCCCAGTCTTCTAAAGTTTTTTGGAAATACATATCACCATATCCGTTTTCTCTTAGTCCAACAAAATGTTCTATGTATGTTTCTATAGCAGCTGCGTGAGCTTGTTTTATATCTTCACTAGAGTTTGGTATACCACCTATTTCTCTTTCAGTTACAGATAATTTATTTCTTTTTTTGTCTGGCCTGTTCATTGCGTAACCTCTATATCCTCTTCTTTTAAAATGATATAGTAATCTAGGTTTATTGTTTTCTACTAATATTGGCATACCATAAAAAACACAAGCCATTAAAACGTCTTCAAAAAATATTTCAGCAGTTTGCGGTCTAGCTATATATTCTAAAAAGAAATGATTAGGCGGAACGTCCATCATGCTAAACTTAGTTAATCCATGTAAAGAACCATTAGAACCTTTACCATCTACTGTTCCAGATATATCATATGGATCACAACCAAAAGCACCTAGCGATTCATTGCCAGGATAGTTAATTCCATTTTTTATATATCTTACGTTTTGCATTTCTAATGGAGGAACCCAAGTTATTTTAAACCTACCATCTTTATTAGGCATGAATATAACTCTAGTATCTTTCTTAGCATCCTCCCATTGAAAACTACCTGTTGTTATAGCTAATTCGTTTTTAGAATCTTCATTGAAATCTATCTGTTGATATATTTTAGTTAGATTAAATAAAGACTCTTTTGATTCATCTCTAAACGCGTGTTTAGTTGTGCGTGGAAACTGTCTATAAAATTCATTTAAACCGTCTTGATCATCTTTTAATCCTTCTACTTCATTGTTCCAGTATTCTATTACACCTAACTTTATTTTTTGATTATGCGGTCCTTCAATAGGTTTTTTTGGTGTATCGAAGACAGGTATGCCATGAGAATCAATGTATCCTTCGTAGTTCCACTCCATAGGTATGAACAAAGAATAGAGTCCTGAACGAGTCTGTCCATTGGCGTTTCTTTTTGTAACATCCGAGTCATCGTAAAGCTTTTTAAAATTTCTACCTCCTTTATCTAAAGCGTTTGATGTTGATCCCATCATACACTTACCTATAATTCTACTACCTAATCTAAGGGTGGTTTTCGTAACACGCCAGTTGTTGAGGATGTTGTTCGGCCTTTCCCATTTACCGCTCTCATCGTGGACGAGGAGTTTGAGTTTCTCACCATCGTAGGAGTTATCGCCGGTATTCTTCCAGTCGATTGTGGTGTCCAAGCCTTGTAATTCTTCTTGGGCAATTTCTTCCGAGGTGGACGCGGTAAGCTTACGACGGGTGTATTTTGTGGCTGGGACACGATAGGCAAGCTCGGTCTTGGGCCTGTCCATACCGTCCTGGGTCGGCTTAAAAAAGAATGGGTAATTAACGGATATCGGTACCACCTTGTCTGTGAACATCTTCTTCGCATCAGGTCCAGTCTTAGATAATACTCCATATCTAGAGTCGGAGGATATTGTAGCCAAGTTGACCACCTCTCCTGATGCCATAAAGGAAAAGCCTGATCGACGATTCTTAAGGTAGCACAGTCCGTAGGATCGTATATCGGCCTTACAAGCCTCCCAGAAAATGAAGAATAATCTATTTGATTCCCGAAAGTCTGGTGCCCCAACGTCAATTTTGCTCCACTGCAAGTACATATAATGAGTGCCAGTAAGGTAAGTGGCAGTGCTTTTGTTATAAAACCAAAAACCTTCCTCCCTACGGGTAAACTCTTTATCAATGTAATCATGCCATTTTTCTTTAAAATCTTGTGGATATTGTTTCCAGTCGAATGTTGTTTTTATCTTACTTAGAACTTTAGGATACTCTGTTTTACTCCACTTATTATCTTTAAATGTTTGAACATCTTGTTCTTCAGGTAAGGCTATTTTTAGGTTTTGTATTTCATAAACCTCTCCAATTTTACCGGTCTTACTTATCACAACCATGTCGTGGTCTTCGTTATAACCGTATTCCCACTTATTATACCTATTCATTCTTTTAAGAACCTTAGGCTTTATGTGGTCTTTTAATACTTTATATAAATCTTGTTGATACATTATTTTTTAGATCTACCTTCTGCAAAGCCTTTAAAATTACTTTGCTTTATTTCTTTTGGTTTATCGTCTAACATATCTTGCTCTTCTTGTATTCTATTTAATATTTCAAAAGCATCAAATATTGCTAATTTTTTTGTTGCTGCTGCATTTTTAAGTCTGTCAGCGGATATGTCATCGTCTGAATCTACAATAGGTTCTTTAGCTACCTTTATTAACTCCTCAACTGCTACTTGCCCAGCTTGGATTATACTCTTCTTCGTCTCCTTGGTTTTCATACTTAATTACAATATCATTTGATTTCATACAATAAAGTCTTTCGTTATTAACTAAAAACTCCCATTCACCATTAGGTGTATAACCAACTAGGTCACCAGGAGTTATTTCTAGCTTGTTTAACGAGCTATTGCCATACTTTAGTATACCAACAAGACTACGCTCTTTATCTAGTGTTAGATCTTGATTATCTTTTATAGGTTGTATAAAACATCTTTCACCAAACGAGTGATAACCTTTATTATTTTTATATAAATAAACTTGATCTATAGCACAAAAATATAAATTATCTTTAAAATAAGATCTACTTTTCTTCTTAACACCTTTCATATCGTAAAACGTTCTAAAAACATTTTGATGAACAACTACTAAATCACCTTCTTTTATAGATGTTTTAATAGCTAAAGGTGTTTTAACAATCTTGGCTATTCTGTTTACAAATTTCCAGTTTTCTATTTTAGTGTTAACTACTAACTCTTTGTTACCCACTTTTACCGTATTGCTGTATTTTTCCCCTACAGGTTCTACGATAAAGTCATATAGACTGTTCATTAATATTGAAGATCGTACTCAACTGATATTGCCATGTTAGAATTAAATTTCTTCCACGGCAATACTTCGT